CCTTGCTAAAATCATCCTACCAATGCTTAAACAGCTAAAGGAAGACAAGTATGGATATCCAAGCACTCTTACTGAAAAGAAGTGGAATACCATAGTAGATGAGATGATTTGGTCGTTTGAGCAAGTGTTAGATGACGAAAGTGATGAGAAGTTTTGGACAGATGGGATTGATTGGGATGGATTAAGGGCGCATAATAAGCGAATAGATAAAGGGCTTGCTTTATTTGGTAAATATTATAGGAATTTGTGGGATTGATTATGACACAAGCAGAACTTGAGGAATTGACTTATCTTTTAATCTTATCTAAGATGAAGGAAAATGCAAAGAAATTATGATAGAATGGCATAAGTTTTACCTACCCCCGATTAACTTATATAACAGACCGAGGAATAACATGGACAGAGAAAACGAATCAGGTATGAATGAAGAAGAAATGTATGTGGAATTCACAATGATTGAGATTAACGAGTTTATTAGCAGGTATGGTGCGGAATTCTTCTTGTCAAAACTGAAGTATCCAAACTTAATGGCAATCATACGAGAGTTGCCGTAATGCTGTTACAGGCAGACGCATCTGCTCTAGAAATCCGTGTTGCCGCCTACCTTAGCCAAGACCAAGTCTTAATAAACGAGATTGTGAATGGTGTGGACTTGCATACTGATAACCAAGAGAAGTTTGGGCTACCCTCTCGTTTGATAGCCAAGATTTTAAACTTTAGGATATTGTATGGTGGCAATGAGTTCTCGTTTGCTAATGACCCTGACTTCACTTCTATAAGCAAGAGTAAGGCATATTGGAAGGATGTGGTGGATGCCTACTACGACAAGTATCGAGGCATAGGGGCATGGCACACAAAGATTATTCGTGAGGTAGTGGAAACCAATAAACTAGTAGCCCCAACTGGTAGGGAATATTACTTTCAGAAGTTTGGTGGGCAGTATAAGGACACGCAGATTAAGAATTATGCTGTTCAGGGGACGGGTGCAGACCTCATGGCTTTGGCTAGGGTTAGTGCTCATAACCGATTGAAAAAGCTAGGATATGGCGACAAATGTTTGTTAGTAAATACGGTGCACGATTCGATAATCCTTGACTTTGATGACAAAGTGTGCGATACTAAGGAATTAGTAAATATGTTTCACAGCGTGTTTCACGACCTGCCAGCTAATTTTGAAAAGATGTTTGGTGTGAAATTTAATGTCCCAATGGCGGCTGAGTGTCAAAAGGGTTTGAATTGGGCAGATATGGAGGTTGTATAATGGAAATTGAGATTGTAGATATAGCAAAGGTAGACAAAGAGGATAAGTTTGGGAAACCAACACGCACTCTAGCCGTAACCTTCACCTCAGAAGGCGTAACTCGCACACAGAACATAGTCCCTTTTGCTAACCCCAAGGTGTTTGGTGTGTTAGACGATGCGAATATTGGTGACAAATTTGAAGTAGCCATCACAAAGAATGGTAAGTATGACAACTGGTCTGCTATTGGTCCAGTAGGGTCGTTTAAACAAGCTGCACCAACGACCAAGGTAATAGGTAGTAACTACGAGACAGCAGAGGAACGGGCGATTAAACAACGATATATTGTTAGACAATCATCCATTGCTAATGCTATTGCCCTAGCAACAGGTTCACCAGCAACAGTAAAAGATATTATTACTATTGCCAAGCAATTCGAGGAGTATGTTTTTGAGCCAGCAGAAACCTTATAATTGGATTAGAATGTTGGAAGTTATTACTTGTATTTGTATTATTATCAACACATTTAGACATTGGAGTTAAAGATGACAAAATTAAAAGCAACAATTATGTGGGCAAACCTAAACCATGTAAATGAGATGTCAGGTAAATATCAAGTAGACCTGTCAAACCTATCCGCTAAAGCAGTAGAAGAATTATCCAAAGAAGGAATTGAAGCCCGTGAATCAACCAAAGCAGAAGACGAACGTGGTGTGTATATTACTTGTAAATCGACCTACCCAATCCCAGCCTATTACGAGGATGGTTCGGAAGTTCCTAGTAACATCAAAATTGGTAACGGTTCACTAGCCGTAGCAACGGTTAAACCTTTTGCATGGGAATTTAAGGGTAAGAAGGGTGTAAGTGCCACAATCTCTCGCCTGACAGTTACTAAGTTGTTAGAGTATGGTGCTGACGAAGACGCTGACACCGACCTAGCTGGTGCCGTGTGATTGAATACATCCTTTGTTATAGCACAGCCTTTTTCTTAGGTATGTTGGTAGGGGTTGGTTGTTGTATATTTTTACACGAGGTAATATATGATAGCGTTAATTGATATGGATTTGGTGGTATATAGATGTGCTGCTAGTTCAGAGAACGAAGACTTGTCTATTGCCACTCATCGTGTAGAGGAACTACTAGACAACATCCTTACCAAGGTGCAAACAACAGAGTATAGGGCTTTTCTCACAGGGGCTAGAAACTTCCGCAAAGAGGTTTACCCTGAGTATAAAGCAAACCGCACACAACCAAAGCCAAACTGGTTACAAGCGTGTCGTGAGTTCTCAATAAAGGAATTATGTGCTGAGGTTGCACCTGATAATCTTGAGGCTGACGATGCCCTTGGAATCCACCAAACTGCTGACACGATTATCTGTTCATTGGACAAAGACCTTTTGCAAATAGAAGGTAGACACTTCCAATGGGAGATACAGGGAGGTCCTGAAGCAAAGCGGTGGATTAAGCCTGATACATTCATCACACAGACAGCCCTAGAGGGCACACGCTTGTTCTACGAGCAATGCCTAAAGGGTGATACATCTGATAATGTGAAGGGTGTAAAGGGATTGGGTGAAGCCAAGGCTCGCAAACTCCTTGCTGGAATTGATAATGAGAGGGCTATGTTGGATGTATGCCTTTCACAATACGCCAGCGAGGAGGAGTTCTTGATGAACGCACAATGCTTGTATATTCTTAGGTCTTTAGATGATAGTTATATTTCACGATACGAAAGGCTACTAAATGAAGTTTGAGGTAAATGTTGTTAGTAAACAAGTAATAGATTTATCAGAAGAAGACTGCGAGAACATCCTGATAAAAACCTTGCACAACGATTGGTATGAGATATTTCATGGGATGGACAAAGAAGACGGTGACGCAATTAAAAGAGTTTATAATATATATTCAGGTAAAAATCTTGTCTAAGGTTCGCAAAGTGGTTGCATCACCAAGTTGGACAGAAGGTCGGTTACGCACCTTTATCACTTCAACTCTGCGAGGTGGGTTTAGAAAATATCCCCCTAAGTATGAAACTCTAAAAGCGGCATCAGTAGGCAAAAAGGTCAATGCCAAAACAAATAGAATGGCTGAACACTTTACTTGTAATATGTGCAAAGGTGAATTCCCAGCTAAAGAAGTGAATGTAGACCATGTAGAACCAGTAGTGTGTCCTTTTACAGGATTTGTAGATTGGAATACTTTTATAAGTAGGTTGTTTTGTGAGGGTGGGAATTTGCAGGTGTTATGCTCCCCTTGCCACGACATCAAGACCGCTGAGGAAAGGGTAGAACGACATGGCAACAAAAAATGATATTACAGGCGATAGTATAATTAGTGGTAAAGGTAGTAAGAAGAAGTTTGATGAGGGTATTAAACTCATTAAGCCAAGTTGCCTTCCTGATTGTAAATATCTTATTGACACACTAACTAAGTGCAGGGTTTGTGATTTTCGTGACGAATCCCTTGTGCCAAAGAAAGGAAAGAAATGAGAATCCGTTTAAACGACCTCCCCGAACATCATCCCTACAGGAATATTAAACTTAAAGATTTAGAAGTGTTTTATCGTAAAGAAGATAATAAGGTATGGCAAGAGGTATTCTCCACTTATAATATTGCAAAAAACACATACAATGAGTTAGGTGCGGTATGGAAAGATGGGCACGAGTGGGCTGTGGATAGTGATTCATCTTTGTGTCAGATATGCGGTAAGGATTTAAGTAAGGTTACGGAATGTGCTTGGACATCTTGCCCTAAAGACAATTGGGACGAGGATAGAATTGATAATATAGGTCAGAACGGCAACGAGGGCTTACACTATGTCTAAAAGAATGATGGTGATACCTGACACTCAAGTCAGACCTAATGACGACCTAGAATACCTAGAACGCATTGGGAAATATGCTGTTGATATGCTTCCTGACATAATTGTGATGTTGGGCGATTTCGCAGATATGCCATCCTTGTCTAGCCACGATAAGGCTGGTAGCAAGAGTATGGAGGGGCAACGCTACAAAGCAGACATCAAGGTGGTTCACGAGGCGATGGATAAGCTGTTAAACCCCATACGAGAAGAACAGCAACGGAGAATAGATAACCATAAACCCCGTTGGAATCCCCGAATGGTTATGTTGTATGGAAACCACGAGAACCGCATAAATCGGGCAATTGACAACGACCCTAAACTAGATGGACTAATATCCTTGGAGGATTTAAAATATGAAGAAGCTGGCTGGGAAACTGTTCCTTTTCTGCAACCTATCATTATTGAAGGTATTGCTTTCTGTCATTACTTTGTTGCTGGTGTTATGGGTCGCCCTTGTGGGACTGCCCGTGCTTTGCTTGCTAAGCATCATCAGAGTTGTATTGCAGGGCATCAACAAGGTAGAGATATTGCTTACGGCTTAAGGGCAGATGGGTCAGAGGTTATGGCACTAATCACAGGTAGTTGTTACGAGCACGAGGAGCATTACCTAAATCACCAAACCAATCGCCACTTCAGGGGCTTGTATATGTTGTTTGATGTCAAGGATGGTATGTTTGATGAATGTCCAATTAGTTTAAGGTATTTAAGGAAAAGATATGCAAAAAAGGATTAATGACATAACACCTGAACAATGGAATAGTATGAACGCTGTTAAAAAAGAACATAGTGATGGGTCAAGTGCAGATTACTATACTTTTCCAAAAGATTTTAGTGAGTTGCAGGATTTAATATCATATAAAAATATGAACGCACAAATTGGTGAGATATTTAGGGCTTGCTACAGATATGGAGAAGTTTCTCATAGTCCACCTTTGCGAGATATTAAGAAAATATTATTTTATGCAAAAGCTGAATTAAAACGATTGGAGAATATTAGTGCTCACGATTAAAGAATTGCAAGAGGTAATGCTTGAGCAGTTAGATGAGTTGGAGATATTTGACCTACTGGAAATTACCGCAGAGGATTTAGTCTATGCCTTTGAGGATAAAATAGCGAAATACCAAAAACGCATTTGTCTAGAGTTAGCTGATGAACAGGAGGATATATGGTAAAGAAAGCGAAAGTGAAAGTAGACCAAAAGCAATGGCACGTTCAGCTAGATTGTGAAGTGGAAGTTGTCAAGAGGGGGTATTATCCTGATACAGTTATTGCCAAACTCCCCGATGGAAAAGAAGCTCATGTAGACATGGCATACCTCGCCAAACTCAAAGGAGTTTAATGTGCTTAAAAGAGAAAAACAACGTATTTTTGAAAGTATTAAAGAAAGTGATATAAGTTATGAAGCGATTGAAAAATTACTTTTGTATTATACTAAACACGTTATAGATACTAATGACGCAGTTGGTAAGGAATTCGTAGATATTCTTGGAAAATCATTACTAGAAATGCAAAAACCTTTTGATACTCTATTTGATGAGTTGGATTTATATATATTCTACCCTGAAGAATCTACGCATCTTGGTTGTCCTTCTTATCCAATGTGTGATGAAGCTCCTAATGGTTGTATAAAAGTAAATGGTATTAGTGGTGTTGAATGGTATGGGCACAGAGATTAATTTAAAAGGGGTTTAATATGTTTGTATCAGTAGAATTTATTACGGGAATGATGGTCGGGTTTGAGTTAGTTGATAAGCGTATGCTTGGTGAGGAAAGTGGTCATGTGATTGTAGTAGATTTATTTATTATTCGTTTGATGTTTGACAAATAATGATTTTAGCAAGCTTGTCTTGCACTCTAGGGCTTGTTTAAAAAGAGGGGTCTATGTAACGGTATCAGTTTTATATGATATTCGCTTCTAGACCCCTTTATGTGCGTTTTAGAGCTATTTTACTGATTAAATGGTTCTAAAGCCGTATTTTCATCCTGTAAAAACCTACTTGATAGCTCAGCAGGTATCACACCACGAATAATTGATGATTTTAAGGCAGTAGCCGTAATATCTTTTGTTTTACCTAATTTAGTTTTATTATAAAATCTAGAAACTTGTGATTTTAGTGTTGCTAACTCACCAACATCTATTGTTTTTAATTTAGCAATCTTTGGATATAATCTATTAAATTCAGATAAAGCTTCTTCTTCAGGTAAATTTTTTAAATAGCTTGCTAAAGCAATACGGAAATCTCGTTTACCTACTGCAGATTTTCCAATATTCTCAATTGCCCTATCAGTTAGCTCTCCTGTAAATCCTTGGTTTATAATTACAGGAATACTATCCCTAGCAGTTGCTACATAACCATTAGATTCCATTTCTTTTAAAGTTGAATACAAAGGAGTTCCTGAAACTCGTTGTGTAAATTTATCTACAGATTCTTTTAACAATGCAGAAGCATCATCACTAATCTTAATACCATTCCATTCAGGTTCAGCTTGTTGTATAGTATTTAAGAATTTACTATTCCAACCTTTTGCAATTAAAGGGTCTTTAGAATTTTGACCATTAACTAAATTAACAATTGTACCAAAATCTTCTTTTTTAGAGAAACCTTGAGATGGTCCTTGTTTTAATCTTATTAGCATATCTTTAGCTTCAGGACTATCTTTAAAACTATTATTATCAAAAGTAGTATAAAAATATTTTCTTAATGCCCCTACAGGTTTTTCAGCTTGAGCTATTTGGACACCTATACTAGATACTATATCAGCATCAAGTTTTTCTTGTTGAGCAGTAAATACATCTGTAGCAACACCTGCTTTTCTATTTTCAGCACCAAATAGTTTATTACGAGCCGCTATATCTGATTCACTACGACCTGCTGCTACTGTTTTTGCTGCCCTAGCCTTACTATAACCACCACCCCCTGTTACAGTTGAACCTAAAGCAATAAGACCTGACAAAGGGGTTCTAGTGATTAAGTCGCCTGTTAGAGTTGGAACTGCACCTGTAGCAAGTTCTGTCCCAAAAGCCCACATTTGACCTTCAGGTGAGTTGTTGGTAGCTTCCCTTACAAATTCACCAGCAGTGGTTGAAGCCACACCTGATGTTCCACCTTTGATTGCTTTCCAAGCAGCATTAGCAGCAGTTAAAGCACCTTTACCTAAGACAGCCTCACCGCCACCAAACACTGTTCCAGCTAAAGTTCCTAATGCAATGGCTTCAGGGCTAATAGTATAAGGCTCTTTAAATTGTTGAGCAGATTCTATGGCATTTCGTGGACCTGACATCTCTGCAATAGCATCCGCTAATTGATTAGCTTCTTTTAGCAAAACAGGGTCATTAGGTGACGCTTGTAAAGCTTTATCTACATTACTTAAAGCATCTTCTATTTCTTGAATAGTTGCCATTTTACTTACCTTTTAGTTTTATATTTATTTACAAGTGAATCAACAGAAGAACCACCTGTTGTAGGCATTGCTTTTGGAGAATATATATTAACTAAATCAGGGTCTTTAATACTTTGTAATTTACGAGTGTAGTCATTATAAGTGGACTTTGCATTACGCTCAACTACATCTGTCAATACTTGAATTTCAGGAATAGTTAAATCATCAATACTACCTGTTGTTGCTTTTTCTACAATTTGTTGCTCGTAGTTAGATATAGCACCAGTGCCTTTAAGACGAGCACGAGCTGTTAAAGCTAAGTCTGCTAGACCTTGAATTGCAGAACGCGTATTTGCAAGTTGTTTATCATTAGTACCACCAGCATATACTTGAGCAACTTGAGCCAAGGTTTTTCTTAAGGAGGCTCCTGGCCCTACAATTACTTTATTAGAACTAATGGCTTTCCGAATATCGCCTACAGCAACAATAGCATCAGCAGAAGCATTTGCAGCAGGAAGTTCTGCAGATAGTATCGCACCTGCTTCAGCAGCAATAGATTTTTGTGTATTTACTTGAACAGTTGAAGCACCTGACTTAGCTAATTTAGTTTTAAAATTATCTAAATAATCTAACTCTTGTATTTCAGCATTAGTTATAGTTCCTAAAGCTTTTTTATCCGCTAACTCAACCATACGATTTTCAATAGAAGTTTTATTTTTCTCTACTTCTTTATCAATAGCTAATTGAATATTATTTGCTAATGGTGTATTATTAGAATCTTTAGCTAATTGTAAATTGTTAGATAATTGTACGATTTTAGGCAAAGCCTCTTGATAAGCTTTAGAAGCCTCACCAATAAATTTACTTGTTTGAGCAGCTTCTTTCCCTTGAGCAATAGCTTGATTTTGAGCCACTTGTAAATTCTGATAAGCATTATTAGCTAGTTCAGGTAAATTAGCTGCCATAGCTGCTTCATATACAGCAGCACTTAATTTGTAAGGGTCACGCATATCTTCAGGTGACAAAGAGGATTGCACTTCTTGTAATAATTGATTTTCTTTTGTTTGTCTAGCAAGCATTGGGTCTTCTGAACCTAACAATCCACCAATAGTTCTACCAATATTCCTACCACGAATAGCCGCATCATAAATCATACCTTGTTCAGGGTCTAATTTAGCTTCTGCTAATGCTTGAGCACGAAACTGTAAATCTTGCTGTTGTTTAAACAGCTCAGGGGAAACCCCAAATAATCCTTGTACTATTTCAGCCATAATTATTCCTTCTTATTAGTAAAATACACCAGCCATGCGTTGACCACCATAGGTAGCTGGGTCTACATAGGAAGATTGCCCTAGTTGATATGCTTGTACACCCTCAGTAGAAGGAAGACCACCAAATAAACCACTCCAATTTATTTTACCTAAACCTTCTCCAGCACTATTCCAAGCAGCTTGATTAGCTCGTTGAGTATTTAAATTTTGTAAATAATTTACACGATTTATATCAGCATTGTAAGCAGCAGTTTGATTACCAAGTTGACCAACACTAATACCAGTATTTAAACCTTGAGCCATAGTGTTAGCACCAAGATTTTCAAGATTGATACCATAACCCATAAGAGTATTAGCGGTGTTATATGGGTCGGTTAAGTAAGATTGACCTAAGCCATACAAAGCACCTGCACGTTGTAAGTCTTCACCTTGGATTGCACGAGCACGGTCTTCTGCACTTAATGCAAGAGCAGCATTTTGTTGTTCACGAGCTTGAGCTAAAGCAAATTGTTGAGGATTCACATAACCAGTCCCCATACCAACACCTTGACCAGTAGTTCCACGAGCAAATTGTAAATCGTTTAAACGACTTGATTCTTGAGCACGAGATGGCTCTAACAATGCTTGTTGACGATTATAATAATCTTGGGTCATTGCCCCTGTATCCATACCTGTTGCTCGTCCAAATAATCCCTTACCGTAATCAGATACTTGTTGAGCATAGGCTGTTTGTTCAGCAGAAGGGAGGGCAGCAGCCGCACCAGCAAAATACTGGTCACGGAACGCTTGCATTTCAGGGGTAAGGGTATAAGATGCTGTTCTAGCATTTGGGTCAACTGTAGATGTAGCAATACCTGATTTAATGCTATATGGAGTAAATCCAGCAGAAGTAGGTGAACCGCCCTTACCACCACCGCCACCTGATGTCAAACCACCAAGAGCCCCAGCAGCAGCACCAGCCCAACCTCCTGTGGCAAAACCACCTAGTGCTCCAGTAACTCCTTTAACTAATTTACCCATTATATATTACTCCAAATAAACATCATATTTTTAGAACCATCCTCTATTAGTATTTCATCTAAACAAGGATAGAAACCCATCATTGTTATAAATTTAAAATGTTTTTTATCTTCTTTGTCATGCACAGCTACTACTGGTTTATCTTGTTTAGAAAACAAATTATAACTATCTACTGCTAACTGGTGTTTTACTGTTTTATTCCATTTAGTTATATCACAATGCACTACTATAATTTCTTGTATTTCATTATATAAAACATATTCAAAATAAATCGTATAGTCTTTTTTAACTAAGACTGGATGCTTCATAAGTTAGGCAGTACGTGTCCACATATATACAACAATATATGGAGGCAAGTTAGCATTAGTTCCACTTACACCAGCAGTTGCTACAGTTGTTGATACAGAGATACCAGTAGTAGCAGAATTTGTACTTGTTTGTGTAGACCAATCAGGATTACCACGACCTTCTTCAAAACCATCTTGACCAACATATCCACCTAAAGTAGTAGCAACACGACCAACGTGACTATGACCTGAATCTGAAACACTTGATGTGGCAGTGTGTGAGTGACTTGCTACAACAGCATCAGCACTACCACCAGTAGCACCACCTGCAAAGCCACCACCTGCTCCAATTAATGTCCTACCAGCACCAAAAGCAGTCCATGTACCAAAACCAAGAGAAGTTGCAGGATTAGAGGAACTTGTAGAACTAAATATAGCACCTACAGGGAAGGCTAAAGCTAAAGCTGCTGTTACAAAAGCAGTAGTGGCTATTTGAGTACTATTAGTGTTAGCAGCAGCAGTAGGAGCTAAGGGTGTCCCTGTAAATGTAGGAGATGTTGTATCTGCTTTACTAGCTACAGCAGTAGCAATAGCATTATACTCATCATCAATCTCAGCACCTTTAATAATCTTACTAGGATTACCTGTAAGCAAGGCATCCTTTGTATAGAAGTTTGTTGCTTTTACATAGTTTGACATTATACCATCTTCCCTGTTTTCAAATAGATTGTTAATTGTTGTAAGCTGACAGGAGCACCTTCAATTGGAACTTCCACACCAAATTGCAATATTTTACCTGAGCCACCTAGGTGCATAACAATATCATTAATAGCAATACCAGTAGAGAATTCCCCTACATTGTATTCTGCTATATTATACTCAGCACTACCACCAATAAAATCTTTTGTAAATGTTCTACTTGTATAGGTTGTTTTATAATCAAACCCATATTTAAATACAACATCTTGTGTACCAGCAGCAATTACAATTACACTTACTTTCTTTAAAAATTTAAGACTATAAGGTTCACCTGCATCTATGTTAGAAGTATAATATTCTAAACGATACGATTCACCATTATCAGAGTAACCAAAATACTTACCAATACCACCTGCCATACCTAGATATAAGTTTCTATCTCTAGTCTTACAAAGAGCTTTAGGTAAGAAACTTTCCCATGTTGTTACACGAGCAGCACCATTTTCTAATGTCTGACGTAAGTCAAAGTAAAAGGCTTGCTTTAAATTAGGTAAAACTAATAGATAAAAAGCATCTCTCTCAAAATAAATACTTTTAACTTCTGTTAATACTTCACCTGAAATGTACTGAACTAAGTCATCACGAACATTAGCAGACAAGTCACGCATTGGCATACTCTTGTCTTGTACTACTCGATTAAAACTACGTACACCACTATTACTTAAGAATATTAAATCTGTACCTGTTTGTTGTATAGTATCACGAGCAATACATCCAACACCTGTAACCACATCAGCAAGAGTTAAATTAGTAGGGTCATCAGGTGAATCGTATATTATAATGTTATTACGGCAGAATATAATAAGATAATTATTATGTGAGGATATACCAACAATTTGGTCACTGCTACCAACAACAGATTCAATATCAATTAAACCTGAACCTACCCCTGTAAAAGCCGCACCATCTAGTAATTTGCTATAATAAACTGTTGTCTTAGCACCAGTTACACCTGCCACCCAATGACGACCAAATGCTGTATGTGAACAGTCAGGGTCAAAGGTAGATACACCTGTAGGTTTAGTGCCATAATCCCCTACTCGTTGCCAAATATAAGCACCAGTATGGTTAGCTTTGCGATATACAAGGAGTGGATTACCTGTTTGAGCAGCAAACCCATACATTGTATTACCATAACCAGCACCTTCTGCTAGTTGTGAGAATTGCCACCTATTACCAGTAAAAGTAATTGTAAGGTTAGTTGTTTGGTCTGCTTGTTTAACTGGGAGTTCTGTAAGGGTAGTAGAGCCACTATACATCTTACCACCACCACAAGAGAGAATAGTGGCTGTTAAGTCTATATCAATAAACTCAAATAAAGATTCTAGATAAGTAGTAGAACCTAAAGTACCCCTACTTGTAGTAACTGGTGTCCAACCCCTACGGCTACCTAAACGACCAAACTTATCTATGATACAGTTAATAGCTTTTGTGGCATATCCACTCTCCAATGTCACACCACTCTCTTGAGTATTTAACCCAAGAAAGCCAAGTGCGGCATTGCTAAGAGCTTTTAAAGCCCCTGCCATTAACAGGCTCTCCAAATAGTTTCATCTTGTCTAATAGAAGCTTCAATAGCAATTAAATCAGCAGCAAGTGAACGATAGCGTTGTTCTTGTTCAGCATAACCACCATCATCGCCACGCTCACTAATTGCACGAGCTAAAGCACCTTCTACAAGGAGATTGGCTGGAATTTGTATTTGTGTGGAATCTGCTACTAACTCTTGTTGAGGGAGTATTACATTAATACGGATATTATATACACCATCAGGTATTGGATATAAATCTATTTGAGTATCCCCATTAGAATTTACACCATTGAAGTTGTAATAGATAGGTGCGCTGTGCTGAACACTTGACATTAAAAACTGTTCATCAAACCAACGGCTACTGCGTTCTTCCATGAATACATCTTCTGTATCATTTACAACATCTAATACACGGAAACGAGTGCCTGAATCAACTAACACATAGTTAAACAAAGAATCAGTTGTAGTGGCAGTTAGTGTTGTGCGTAGAGCAGACCAATTCCAAGAGTTTTCAATCTCTACTTTTACAACATTCACTAAATCCCCAATAAGCTTGGAGTATGGAGTTTCATTGACAGTAGTAACCTCGTTCTCACGAAGTCGTCTTAAAACTCTATTACATACTTCTAAATATGTCAATTTATATTCCTTTTAATTATAATACAATTATATCACAATAGATACAATTTGTCAACCTATTTCTCACCACTTTTCGCGGTCAGCCCAATAAGCCGCACTCATCTTACCCTTAGCAATGTTACCTGCATGACGAGCCTTAAAGGATTTTTGTCTAGCTTTTTCAGCAGGAGTAGATGGATTGGAACCTGCACCTCTCACACCTTGTTGACCAAAACGAATTAGTTTCTCTTTATCTCCTTCTTTCGCTAGAACAGCATGAGATTTAGTAGGGTGACTAGGAGTACGTTTAGGTTTATTATATCCACTAAAAGTTTCTTGTCCCTTTTTGATAGCCATTACATCATACCCTTTTTCTTTTTAGGAGCTGGTTTCTTTTTCATACCTGTTTTCTTAGCATACATTTCAGCTTCATCTTTACCTGTTTTTGTGTATGGGAATTTCTTTTTTCCGACCATTGGCATAATTATTTCCTTAAAGTTAAATACATACGTTCACCAATAACGAAGCTCATACAAGCCCCACTTAAATCTAACATAATTAAAGTTATGGCTTCGGGTACAGTAGGAGTAAATACTGCACTTACTGTCGCTAACCAAATAATGATAATTGCAATATACCTAAAGCTAGACCTTAAGTTAGTAACCCAAATAGAAGGTTCACCTGATGGTTTATCTATCTCTGCTAGTGCTTGTAGACGAGCGGTTTCTGCTTGCATAAGTTGTATGCGTTCAGCTACATTGACAGGATTACCTCCTGCTCCTTTTGTAAACTTAGCAAAGATACCACGAACACCATCTGTTAAAGCTGGTAGTAGAGCTGGAAATAAGACAGACCACATTATACAATCCCCTTTACGTATTTGCCTTTGCCCTTAAGTGTGAGAATATTCCCACGCATACGAGGGTCAAATGATATATGAACCCAAGTCTTTTCATAAATCAATTGGTCAAATTTAAGATTACTTTTACTTAGAATATTAGATATAGTAAGTGGAGTATGACCATAGGCTGTGAAGTCTACAGCGTAGCCATAAGTGTGTGACGAGTTGCTAGTGCCACCTACTTGACGATTAACATCAGGACTACGGTAGCCACTATTGATTGTAATAGCTACATTGCCTAGTATCTCTCTTACTTTCTCCATGTAGAAAGCTGTTGTCCTTAAGACTTCAATCGTTTCCTTAGAGGGTACATTATCTAACTTAGTATTAGTAACAGTTAGTTCAGCAAGAGAGAAGTGAGGTGTCAGTTGCATTTAGTGTCCTACAAAAGCACGAGAGATATAAGAGATAATTGCTCCTACTAGAGATGCAATCATCATACCCATCCAAAATCCTCCACGACCCTTATTGGCTAAGGCAAGTAGTTCATCTAGTGCATTTTCCATCTTGTCTATCTTTTTCTCAAGGGATTCCACCTTGGAGATAAGTTTACCATATTCAACTGGGTCTATTGGTTCTGACATTTATTATTCTCTTATAGTAAATTTATTAAAGCAAAACCTAAAACACCACCTAGTATAGTAACAAGTAAATCCCATACATCAGGTGTGTGTATATGTTTATTTAAATCATCATATAATTCTTTTGTTGTAGCAATTAAGGATACTACAATTACAGAATACCATCCTATAAACGGTGTTAATATTGCTGCAATAATGAAACCTGATAACACATGAGCCTGTTTATCAGCAGGTACACGACAAGGTATGTATAGTTTTGCAAAGAACGCATTAGCTATTGCTATCAGGGCTTCCATATTATTCCTCTTTAGGTTCTAGTGCTGTCTTTAACAACTTGATAAACGCATCTTTACCTACATTTAATTGTTGTAGTTGAAAGTTTGTGCTACCTATCTTGCGGTCTAGGTCTAGGCAATGGTTAAATAGTGCCACCTGTTCCT